AGTTAAGAAATCCTCAACATTCTGAAAGCCCATATTCTTTATGAGTGCTGCTCCCATGTTATAGAGATTCTTCTGATTCACAATCTTCAGACCACCCTTCATTGCATCCCCTGCAAAGGAAAGCATGGTGGAAAGGTGCATCATCTGCTGATCCCTGTTACCACTTCCTATTCCTACGGAAACAGTACAGTCGTATTTATCTAGCCACATGTCTGGTCTGACTGTAATGAAATTATTTCTCAGCCTGATAATCCTTTCATGGTCCTGGTTCTTTTGGATTAACTCAAATATATTGAGCATCAAATCCTTCACACCTGTTTCTGCGAAGCTTCTCGCAATAAGTTCTACACGAGACTGTGCTGCCGTCATTGTGGCAGACACAGCCTGTGCAGTGGTGTGGGAAGTTAGTGCATTTTCATTTAGACCCTGGCTGTACTTGCTTACACCGGATCTTGATTCTCTCAGTTTGTCAAGGTAGTCAAGCATCTGGAACGAGCTTTGCTCAAGCTGTGGCGTGGCTAACGGCATGATAGCGTTTGGTGACTTGACTCTCACTATACCGCCCGGTCTTTGCGTGAGCAAATCATCCAAGTTAGCCTGACCCTCTAGTATAGCATATCTACCAAAGTTCTGGTTGTACATGTTATCCATGAGGTTTCGTGTCAATACAGATTTTATCAACTGAATTGACATGACAAGATCCGCAATCGACAAGCCAAAGAACTTATGCGGAATCTTAATGGGGGTAACACTTACAAATGGAATCCTGTCAATGAGGTCATTCTCAAGGATCTGGCTACCAACAGTGGTGATCTTCCTGAGTTCCGCAATCCCATCACCATCTTCATCTATGCGGATGTAACTCTCATGCAGCCAGTATGACTTTAACTCTTCACTATCAGCAGCATCACCCCAGCCTGACCAGAACTTAGCGGAGTCATCAAACTCATACCGTGATAACCTTTCTGCGGAGAACGCATCTATATCCGTATCTCCACCACCCATTGCCTCTACATCATCTATATCAAATCCCATCTCCCTTAATTGGGACATAGTTTTCAGAACCCGGTGACAGACAAATCTTGCATCCTGTATTGTCTTGGATTCCCTTGAGATTAAGAATTCATCAGGTGGAACATTCTCTATCTTTACTCTTCCTGACTGTCTCCTTCGTTTAATGGTGACATCATGGAATTCACCCTCTTCCTCCATTCGTGGAGTGTGCTCGATGATCTCAACATCATCATTCATAATGAGCATGTTGAATTCTACTTCATCGAGATTGTTGTACTCCTCACGATTCCAATCCTCTGTCTCATCCCACCAACACTTAACGATACCATTCTTTTGTAGAAGTGCATCAGTGAACCAGGAGTAAAGGATTTCCCAACCAGGGTTGTCACGCATGAAAACATAATTAACGTAATCCGTGGCTTGCTTGGCTGACTCTACATCCTCTGGACCCTGCGGATTAAACACAACTACCTCATCACCTGATGCAAAGATCTTCATCAGGGAAGGTTTGATCCATTCAATCGTATCCATGACACTGGAGTCTACATACTGGCTTCTTCCTTCCACCTCATTTCCAAAGGGAAGACCATAGTAGTAGAGCATCGCATCTTCACGCTGCTTGGAGATCTCACCACCATACCCAAGCGAGTCTGAGATCTCTCCTCGTATCCTACTTAGAATTTCGTCATCAGTTAGTTTCATACAATGCCCATGTTTTTATATTCAATTTCCTTACTCCAGTCTTCTTCTCCACCGGAGATTCCAAATCTATCCATTGATTGAAATGCGTACCTTGTTGCTGACATTAAGTCATCCCTTACGGGTACGATTTTCCCTGCCTTCCTGTGATACATCCTAAACTCCTCAAACCAGTCAGAAAGTGTGGAAAACACCTTAAATCGGTCATTTTCCATAGCTTGAAGCATAGCCATTATACCTGTTTCTATGGAGTTTCCACCCTTCTTTTCCCCTAAAGCAGGGGGGTTTGTGAAGTGATCAAGGAGCATGTTGATACCATGACTCCTGTATTGGTCTGCTAGACCTGGATTCCCCATAGAATCCTTCCTATTTCCATCATGGGGGAATACCATTGGTATCCAATTGGGTCTGGTTTTGATGTAACCAGAGTGAACGTGCGGTGTGGCTTTAGACATCCTGTGACAATCGTACAGATAGTATACATCCTCATCCTTATCCCATGCTAACCACACTACTGCTGTGGGATGGTCATAACCAAAGTCTATTGCTGACAGTCTAGCCCACTCCATCGGTATCTCAAAGGGTTCTACAATCACCTTGTCTTCCTGTACAGGGAAGACTAAGCCTGAACCTATAGAGGGTCTACCGTACCTACGCATCTCCCTCTCATGGGGAGAATAGGAAGACAGGATCTGCTCCATAACAGATTCGTTAAGATGCCCATTCTGTCCATTCATGGAGATGACTTTCTCTGAAGCATCATCCCATGTTGCGTTGGTTAAAGACTGTCCTTGTTGAAGGTTGTTCATAAAGGATGCAACTGTCTCTGTCATTCCTTGTTCGGGGGTGAATGTCATATAAACCATCCCCCTCCTGTCTAGCGTTCGGGTTACAGCTTGCGAGTATATATCCCTTGAAGGTTCCTCGTCAAGCCAGATCACATCCACGGATCTACCCTGCCACTTCTCTACTCCCATCTCATATGCCTTAAAGAATAAAGAAGAGTTCCCTCCGCTAACATGCTTAATGAGTGCCACACTCTTAGCGTTAGGTACTCCAGGTTTTCTCTCGGTCTTTATTATTAGATTTTTCGGTATAGTACCGGAACCGAAAGCTTCTGGATCATCGGGGGAACCCAATAATTCAAACTGAACGATGTCTCTGGTTGTCTCGTTGGAGACACCACCAGCCCATGCTATCACGGGTTGGCGATAAGTTCTGCCTTTCCACCAATCTGGATAGAATCCAGTTAAGTGATAGGAAAGCTCCATACTACCACAGAATGATTTTCCAATTCTGTTGGCAGCCATGAGAAGTCTCTGGTTGCAATCCTTCCCTGTCTCGTGGAAGGTGGATTGGTATGGATAGGGATCGTATGTATCAATCCTATTATACCTCTCCCTCTTACGTTGTTCACGTAAAAGTTCTAAACTTCTAATGTTTGATGAGTGCGTTGAGTTCCCTTTGGATTTCCTCATCTGACATTCGCTCTACGTTTGTCTGTTCAATGCGTTCTACAGGTTTCAGTCCCGCTCTATCCAGAAGATCCTTGATTGCGCCAAGGCGAACGCTTTCGCTCTCTGCCTTCTGTGCCAGTTCTGTAAGCCAATGTATGCTTGCGGGAACCTTGTCTTGAAGTATCTTTTGAGTCTGTTCATGTATTTCATTGCTGAGAAGTTTCTTGAGTTCGTATCCCTTCTGTTTAGCTGTCTTTTTGGAATAACCAGCCTCCACTGCAGACTTGGCTGCATTGCCAGTAAGTGAATAATACTCAACAAATTTTTCTTGTCTTTCGGTCACCGCCTTCCACCTCTTCTGTCTTCAAATGCCCAAGGATCTACAACTGGTTGCTTCTTCTTTTTCTGAATGGTTGGCATGAAAGAGAAGCTATCTACTTGGGCTGTAATATCCTGTAATGCTTGGCTACCAGGAGTGGTGTATCTTTTAACGATAGTAGGATCAACCTTTGCTAATTCTACTATAGCCTTCAGCTCATTCTTCACCTTCTTTCCTTTGGAAGCATTGTCTAATGCTTTCTTGACTTCTGATGCGACCACTACCTGCTCTTCAACTGAAGTGCGCTTTTCCTTTGGTTTCTTTTTGATTTCCACAACACGCTCTTCGCTGACTTCCTCTTCTTCATCACCTACCGCTGGACCGCTTGGTGCTATCGTATAACCACCCTCCGCAAAACTAGGAACAATAAACGGGGAAGGTTCTACAGTAGGAATTGGCTCAGTAACCATAGCACTACCAGATGAAGTAGTCGGTGGGAACCAAGTAGGTTCTCGTTGCTCCCTCTCAAACTCTACATCCCTGGCAACTGATGCCTCTGCCCCTGGGATTAGGTTAGCTATCCTATCCTGTAGTGCTCCCCAAAATCCTTCAGGGGCACCCTGGACTCCTCTTATAGCCTCTTGACGCTGTTCTATAGTAGGTCGAGTCCAACCGTATTCATCAGGATCAATGAAAGCACGTTCATACCATTGAGCCATTTGATCTCTTCGATTCCAATCTTCTCTGGCAGCATCCTGTACTGGTCCACTAAAGTTGATCTCATCAGTTAATGGTACTGATGTGTCAATCGGGAGTGCCTCATCATATGGTCCCCTAATGATTAAATCACCACCTGGAGCAGCTTGCTCTAAAAGATCTGAAAAGCTTATATCACGATTTTCCCCACCCCACCCAGTATTGAATAGATCTTTAGTTACCTCTTCTGGTGCATTACCTTCCGGTACCCCCCAAAACCAAGATGCCGAAGACTGTAAATTTACAGGTGGTATAGAAGAAAGTACAGGAACATTAGACAAAGGTTGCCAGTCTTCAGAAAAACCACCAACAATTCCCTGCGCTTTATCACGAATCTCGGTACCCAAGTTTAATGTGGGAGAAGCCCATGATGCTACACCAGCATGACCCATTGCATCCATTTGATCATTACTGTAACCCTGTTGTAAGGTAAAAGCATTGATTCTATCTTTAGCTTCTTTAACATCTCCTATACTATAGGGATTTAGCCCCTTGAATAAAGATTCTCCAAGAGGTACATTAACGTCATAGTTTTCTAGTGCTTGAGCAGTTGCAAAAGAAGGTGAAACAGAAGATGGTGGGAGTGCGGGCATTACTTTGCCATCCTCTTGAATGTCTGTGCCAACCTGGCTTGCTGTTTAGTCAGCTTAGAAGCCTTAGAACCCTTCTTGAGGACTTTCCTGGCATATGCCTGTACGGACATCCCCGCTCTCTTAGCTTTCGCTGTGAACGCTCCTGGTCGCTTTACAGCACCCTGTATCCAATCTTTTGCCATTACAAGTTTTCTATTGATAACCTACGGTATTTCTTGTGTCTGGAACCGCTACCCGCACCCTGTTTACCTAGAGACTTCATCACAGTATCCCAAGGATCTTGTGCTTTTCCTGATTTCCCTGGTTTCTTCTGTGTGTCAATCTCAACAGCAACGGGATCAGGGTTGGAGAATTTATAACCTTTCATTAGCCTCTACCTCTCTTCTTGGTTGCTTTACGGTAAGCTGCTTCACCCTTCTTAGTGTAAGGGTAATGTATTTTCTTTCCTTTCTTTGTGGTTCTTGTGGGCATATTAGATATTCCTTATGAATGATAAAAGACCCCTTCGGTGAGGGGGATGGATATATATATAAAAAAAATAAGCCAGGGGGGTGCCATGCCCTCTCTTCAGACTCCTTTATGTGTACGCGCTCGGGAACCGGAAAGGTTCGAACCGTGTGTGAGTGAGAGGAGACAATGTAGGTTTTCTTTGTCTCTCTCTTCTTTCTGTCTCTGTTCTCTGCCTCTTTGTTCTGTCTCTTTATAGATCCACTTGTTCTCTTGAGTAGCTTGTACCTTATAGAGTGATGGTTAATCATGTTGACAGGTAAGAAGGATAGGAGTATCTTCAAGTCTCATTCTTTTGGTAATGGAGATTTTGATAATGTCAATTAAAGATAAAGTTGAAACCATGAAAAGCATTGTTGCCTTTGCCGTGACTAAAGCTGAAGAAGAAAGAGACATAGGACACAACCAAGAGCATCTAATTGGTGTTGGTGTACTGTCTTTAGCTGAAGATGTAGCTAAAGAATGGGAGATCAGTGGAGAAGATAAGGCTATCTTTAAGGCTATTTTCTATCAAACATACCTCAATAGTTAATAGGTTATAGCTCATCTTTGGGTGAGCTATTGCGTATTAACTGTTGAATGGAGATTTTCATAATGGCTTTGGTAAAAAGAGCTTTCCCATCTCTCAAGCGTGGGGAAAAGTGGGTAAAAGATAACCTGCACACTCCAAAGAACCTCAAACGCTTAATTCAGCGTGACTTTGGTGGTGGTAGATGGGTTCTCTATTACGAAACAAAAGATCTCAAGAATGGCATGGATAAGCTTATTGCTAATCTGCCAATCTGAGTTAATAGATTAGATCCCATTGGATAGTGGGATCTTGTGTATTAACCCTTTAATGGAGTATTGATATGATCAAAACTTGTGTATTAGAGAAAAGATCAGTTTATGGGAATGTGCGGTTTTTCCCCAAGTGTCACGCTTCCCGTGAATTGCTAGACTTGATGGGAAAGAATAGCTTTGCACCTTGGGAGCTTACCAAAGTTCGTAAACTTGGCTATTCGATAGTTCCTTTTGCCTGGACTATTGATGAGCTATCGGATGAGCCACAGTTTGAAGAACTGAAACGACCTTGGGATAATCAGCCAGGAATGAATGGTTGACAAGTCAAAGGGCTAGCCTGTACAGTAGCCCTTTAGCTTGTAAACCCTTAACGGAGTAAATGACAATGGAAGATATGATCGAACGAGCCATCAGGCAAGGTATAACCGAACTAGGCACGGAATCAGAGATTATAGATACCGTAGTCGGCATTGCTGGTGGAATCTTTGAAGATTGCACCGCTGATCGTAACGATTTTGGTATCCAACATGTTAGTGTTGGAGATTGTATTATATTTGGTGGAACTAATAGGCTCAAATTGAGTCGGCATGGATGGCAGATTTTCCCTTCCCATTGCTCCTCTACCTTTACCGAGAAGTTTAACGCTAAATTTAACCCACTTACACGCAATCAGGAGTAAATAACTATGTCAGACTTATATGCAAGAATCCCAACGTCAGCAAGAAAGACTGTACCAACTGCGCGTGGCTTCAAATCTACTGGTATCGAGGCTGAAGTGTGCTCTTGGGAGGGCAAGATTGTCAGCAAGATTGAGTGGAAAAAATGGATGGAAGAAGATGGAACCATGACTCACAAGTTTATATTCGAGGTGAGAATGGAACCCCATCATGGCACCGGTGACAGTCTACTGTTGGCAACTGGTGTTGTCGGTGACAAAGACACTGCACGCGCTCCCTTCACATTTGAGTATGGAGAAGCGGTTAACTACTAGCAAATAGTAAACTTGACTTCTCGGGTGAATCGTGATACACTCGAGGAGTTATTTTACTTTTTAAGGATTCAAAGGTAAATATAATGGATACTAAAACATGCACTAAGTGTGGCAAAACTAAGCAAGCAAATGCCAGAAATTTCTATGTACGCAACGAGTACAAAAATCCTGCTACTGCTTATCGCAATGTTTGTAAAGATTGCATGTTAGAACATAGATTATCCAAAAGAATAATCAGGAGCGAGATAGGAATGGATAAACGCTATATGGATGGTTACGCAAAATCGTTACCGACTAGAAAGTGTAAAACTTGTAGCGAAACTATGCCACTAAACAATGAAAACTTTGAAGAGGTACGTACCTATAGATATGTGAATAAAATTAAAACTGATATACCAAAGTGGCGGTTTCGCGGATCATGTCGCAGTTGCCACAATGAATCAGAGAAGAAATACAGAGTTAAATTCTATAGCAATAACGCAAACCAAGATAAGAAAAGAGTCTGGCAAAAGCAGTATTTCGAGAAAAATCAGAAACGCATACTCTCTTCTGCAAGAAATAAAAGAATCGAAAATAAAACAAAGGCAATCGCGCATCTGGGTGGCAAATGTGTCGATTGCGTCAAGCAGGGTAGAGATGGTATATTTCCACCTTGCGCTATGGACTTCCATCATCTTGACCCCACACAAAAAGAGCATAAACCTTCCGCTCTACTTATGAAAGAATGGGCAGTATTCAAAACAGAGGTGGATAAATGCGAACTTCTTTGCTCTAATTGCCACCGTATCCGACACTATGAGGAGGGAATAGCAGAATGAATACTCAAGATAGAACAGACCAGATAATTGTAGAGTTACTGGCTAATGAGCTTACCCCTCACGAGATAGCCAAAGAGTTTGGAGTATCTAAACAATTAGTCTATGGTATAAACAATGGTAGGTATGGTAGAATACCTGGGTTTAATTATCCTGTTAGAAGGATGTCAGCTAAACCTAAAGAAAGACCTACAGACATGGAACCGTGGATGGAAGAGTTTTATGAGGTGAAATTATGATTGAGAAGATTTCAAACCTACCTAGTTGGAGAATTGGAGATTTTGTATTCACCTTTGAGCAACTAGAGAAGCTGTACTATTCCATTGGTGCTGAGCTTCTGGATGTGGCAGTTGAGAATGGTGACCTTGACATAGATCCACCTGATGAATACAACCCACACACAGAGGGAAAAAACCATGACCAGAGAAGAACTTAATAAAGCTACTGAGTTTGCTCAGTCTGTCATAAACTCTAATCCTAGAGATCAGTTAGAGGATCATTGGGCAGAATTCTCAGATACCATTGACATAAACATATGGTTTGATGAGAGCCCTATTTATGCTACCGCATACCCAATTAGGGTTGATGAAAATGGGTGTAGATATACCGACACATCCCATGTGTTCGCTACCCTAAACGTCACGGAGAATGATGAGGCATAATCTTGGGTCACCTGAAGCCATGAGGCATGAACGGTGCCTGGAGCATCCTGATTACCTCCCACCTAAGAGGGCTCGTGATGGAGAGGATACTTGGGTTGACGATGATAGTCAGCGATGCTTTTGTGACGCTTGGCACGATGGCGATTATGCTTGGCTACGAAGTTTCTTCTCCTGACTCTCTTCGACTTTCTCTCTAACCTCTCGTCATATTCCATTGATAAAATTCCCCTTTCACTTATAATACATTTAGAATATAAGTCATTGATTATAATAGACTATATAATCCTTTAGTATCAAAGAGTTATATATTAAATGTATAATAGTATATGAATCCGTTAAGTAGGATTGTTAAAAGGGCAGAGGATCTCTTAAGAAGAGTCCGTATAGAGACAGCCAAGACCAATCAGAACAGTGGGATACCCATAGAGACATATAAGAATTACTGTTTGACATATGCAGACAGGATCAACAAGCTTAGAGGCATAGCACATTGGAAAAAGGTAGAAGCAAGGGAAAAGGTATTCAAGATCTACTTCGATCTCCAAGATTTCAGAGGAGCAGAGAGGCAGACATTAAAACCAAACGTAGAAATCCCATTCTCATCCCTACCCGAGAACATCTCAAGATACCTCGTATCAGCAGAGTCTTTTCAAGGGGGGCTAGGATTTAGTACAGCCCGCGGGCAATTCCTGCAGGATTCACATCCTAAATCTAATCCTTACTGGAAACCAACAAGACCAAGACCTGTATACAACGTGTCAAAGGCACAGTATGCTACAATCATGGAAGAATACGAATGGAGAAGACCATTAACCCTCGAAGAGTGGGTCATAGACTTCGAGAAACAAAGACAGGAGCATCTGTATGAAATGCGACAACTGCGAATCCCTGGCAACCCAGACCTCAAACGTGTACTCATTCTGTGATAGGTGTTGGCAGAGGAACTTTGGTACGATCACTATTGGTGGTGTCAAAAGACCCTTCCTTGATGTGCTTCAAGACTCCCTAAAGAAAATGGGGATGACGCGCAAAGAGGGGGAGACTATCAACCAGTGGGGTAAGCGGTGCAGGGAACATACCCCCAAACAATATGGGGGGTTGGCATGAAATCCTTTATACAAAAGTATTGGTGGAGAATTACATGGATAACATTGCTCACCGCTATCCTTTTACCACCCACTTCGATGTACTGGCTAATAAGATTTTACGATCTATGACTACCTGGAAACACTGTGAAAGGATGGTTGCCAAGTTGCTTGGTGGTGTACGTACTGGCAACAACGGGGAATCACGGAGAGATGTTGAGCACCCTCACTGGAGTATCGAGGTGAAGCACAGACAGAAGCTCCCCAACTGGATACATGATGCAATGGGTCAGGCTGAAAGGGAAGCAGATGGAAGGGTGCCAATCGTAGTTCTCCACGAGAAGAACCTAAAGTACGAAGAGTCTTATGTTATAATGAGACTACACACTTTCAACACGGAGACTAATTACATTGATGTCGAGGACATTCCAAGAGGACCAGAGATCACAAACGGAGATGACTGATGAATCCTGAGAGAGACTTAAAAAGACCCTTCCCTATCAACAAGTTACGTTGGAGGCAGGGTCAAGGTAACAGTGGTGAACTGGTGTACATCACAGCCAGGGATGTAATGGATAGGCTGGATGATGTGTTTGGTGTTGGAGGTTGGTCTGATGACTATGAATGGCTTGGTGATAGACTGTTGTGCAAGATCTCCTGTAAACTGAATGGAACAGGATGGGTCACCAAGTCTGATGGTGCTGAAGACTCAACCATAGAAGCAATCAAGGGTGCTTACTCAGACTCTTTCAAACGTGCTGCTGTCAAGTGGGGAATTGCTAGATATTTATATCACCCCAACGCTTTTGATAGTAGCAAACAACCTGCATCGTGGGCTACACCTGAAGGCTACGATGAGTTAATGGAGAAAAGACATGGCAAAGAACAGGCGGAAGAAAAACCTTTCTGAGAGAAAGCGTGATGTTGCAGACAGAGATGAATCATTCGCTAAGTTATACAATGCTTGTAATGTATTCTTTGATGAGTGGGGAAATTATGAGGGTGACTACGGGGAGATAGGACAGATGTATTATGACCAACTCCGTAAGCACTACAACTCTGCTAACTGGGTGAACAAGAGACTCAAGGAGGATTATGTCTCCGACAACCTACAGGGGTGCTGGGAAACAACCACCCACTCCCACATCTACACTGACAGTCCGTGATGATGACCAAGAGAACAGGAGGTACTGGTTTGCACGTCATTGTTACAAACACAGGCATGAGCTGACTCCGTTAGGGAGAACCTGGGAAGAAGCCTTCCTTAAATTGGAAGGCTTTTCTCTCAGGGATTACATGCAATTTTCTAAGAAAAATAAATTGGGGGAGAAATATGGAATTCAGAACAAATCTAGGTGAGACTATTTTCAAGACTAAGTATGCTTCCAACCCCTATGAGACTTGGAGTGACCGCGCTCATACCGCTGTCAACTATGTCTGTGGTGACATGGATGGTGAGAAGAACAACCTCATGGCAAAGAGTGACAGGGATCAGCTCACCCAGTTTATTTCTGACTTTAAGTTCATGCCCGGTGGAAGGTACCTTTGGTACGCTGGGAGGGATGCGCGGTTCTTTAACAACTGCTACCTACTCAAGCTCGAAGAGGACACCAGGGAGGAGTGGGCTGGGCTTACGCGAAGATCCATGTCTTGCCTGATGACCGGTGGTGGTATCGGGGTTGACGTTTCCGTATGCAGACCGAGTGGTAGACAATTGAGATCCACAGGGGGAGTGGCGTCAGGACCAATTCCGTTACTTTACACGCTGAATGAGGTAGGCAGGAACGTGATGCAGGGTGGTAGTCGAAGGTCTGCCCTGTACGGTTCCCTTAACTGGCAGCATGAAGATGCGAAGAGCCTTCTTTATTCAAAGAACTGGCATGACATGATTATAGCTGATGCTTTCAAGAAGGATGGCACCCCCATGACAATAGCAGATGCCAAGAAAGCAGACTTCAATTACAAAGCTCCACTTGACATGATGAACATCTCTTTGAACTACGATGACACATGGCTAAATGGTGGTGAAAATGGGGTTTTCACAGAGAACTGTCGGCAAGCCCTGATGACTGGTGAGCCTGGGTTCTCCTTCAATTTCGGGGAGAAAAGTGAGGAAACGCTTCGAAATGCGTGCTGTGAGGTCGTTTCATTTTCGGATTCAGACAGTTGCAATTTAGGCAGTGTGAATCTAGCCAGAATAGAATCAATAGAAGAGATGAAAGATGTGGTAAACTTGGCATCTAAGTTCCTGGTCTGCGGTCTGATCCGCGCTCACCTACCCTACAAGAAGGTGGAGAAGGTAAGGCAACAGAACTCAAGGATTGGTTTGGGGCTGATGGGTTTGCATGAGTGGTTGCTCAAGCGGGACTATCGGTACGAGATAAACGATGAACTCAAGAAATGGTTATCAGTCTATGAAAAAGAATCTGAGCGTAGCGCAAACGAACACTGTGATAGATTGTTTCTCAACCGCCCTAGAGGATATAGAGCAGTTGCTCCGACAGGAACCATCTCCATTCTCGCAGGTACAACCTCTGGAGTGGAGCCTGTGCACTCCGTTGCATACCGTAGAAGGTATCTTACGGATGGAACGAGATGGAAGCACCAGTTTGTGGTTGACGGCACTGCCGAGCAGCTCATAGCAGAAGGTGTGAAACCTGACTCCATAGAGTCTGCTGTGGATCTGGCTGCTGACCCGGAGAGAAGGATCAAGTTTCAGTATGATCTGCAGAAGCACGTAGACCAAGCAATAAGTTCCACGTTAAACCTTCCCGCATGGGAGGGTGCTGTCAGCGAAGACAGAGTGGCAGACTTCGCTAAGATTGTAAGGAAGTATGCCAGTGGACTAAGGGGTCTAACCTGTTACCCGGATGGTGCCAGGGGTGGACAACCAATAACACCTGTTCCTTATGAGGAAGCTCACTCAAAGAAGGGAGTGATCTTTGAAGACAACAGTGAGGAGCAATGCCTATCAGGAGTATGTAGTCTATAATGTTAGATTGGCATACGGACTGTAGGC